TTTACTTGACTTTGATAATATTGTAGCACCATTAAGAAAAACAGGTGAACTACTTCCTGAAGATGAACTTGCAGTTATACGTATACTTAGGGGTGCTAGTCCTAAAGGAGCAAGTAAAGAAGTTAAAAAAGTTGCAAATGATTTGCGAGGATTTTTTAATAATATTTATGAAGATGCTTATAAATCTGGATTAATTGATGAAAAAATTTATAAAATTTATCTTAACGATAAAAAACAAAACAAAGTAAAGTATTTTACAAGGCATTGGAATAGAGAAGCAATTGAAAATGATAAAGTTGGTTTTAAAAATTTATTACTTTCAAAAGGTATAGTTAAAAAGAAAGATGTTGATGAAGTTATTGATGGAATGTTAAACAAACAAAATGAATTGTATTCTTCACATTCTAATTTAATTACACAGTCTCGTGTATTTAAAAATATGAATGATAATGACTTTGAAGAGTTTTTAACAAATGATTTAGTACCTGTAACTACCAATTACTTTATGAATGCTTCTAAAACTATAGAGCATAAGTTACACTTTTTAGGGGCAGGTAGAAATACTAAAGTATTAAAAAAATATGAAGTAACTGATGCAACTTCAGATAAAGATAGATTAGTATTATTTAAACAAAAAAATGAAGATTTATTTGCAGATAGATGGATTAAAAAAATAGAACAAGAATTAAAAGATAATGGTGGGCAAACTTTAACAGGTAAAGATAAATTAGATATACTTAATACTTATAAGTCTATTACAGGTCAAGTAGATTATTTTGACTCAGGACTTATGCAGGGTGCTTATGATACTATGAAACTAGCTAATGCTATGGCTTATCTACCATTAGCTACAGTATCTTCTTTATCAGAAGCTTTTCTTACATTAGCTAAAGCACCCGTTAAATCATCTGTAAAAGGCTATCAAGATGGAATTACAAAAGGTCATAAAATTTTAACTGATGAAATGGGGCAACTGTTAAAAGAAAAACATAGAATGTCTGATGATGAAATTCGTAAAGAAATGAATAGTGTTTTTATTGCTGTTGATGAAGCCATGGGAGATGTTACTAATCGTATTTCAGGGGAAGGATTACAAAACCCTGTTTTAAAAAAAGCAGCTAGAGGATTTTATAGATTTAATCTTTTAATACCTTGGACAAAAACTGTACAGCTTGCTGCTTTTTCTACAGGTAAAGATTTAATTACTGATAATTTATCTAAGCTTTATGCTATTCAACAAAAAAGTAATTTTAATATTAAAAAGTTTTCATCAGATGAATTTGCACAGGATGCTAAAGTTCAAAGATTAAAAGCAGAATTATTTGATTTAGGTATTGATGTTGAACAAGGACTATTATGGACTGCTAGAGGTTCTTTAACAAATGCAAAGTTTTATAACAATGTAGTAAGAGGAGCAGGTAGATTTACAAATGGAGTAATACTTCCAACGTCTAGAGAGTCTGCAAGAGTACCTACGTTTATGACTAATCCTAAGATTGATATCTTTACACAGTTTTTAAGATATCCTACCGTATTTGGTAATACCATACTAAAAAACTTTGCTAGAGATACAATAAATAATCCTACTGTAAATGCTCCTAAGGTTGCTGCTTTTGTTGCTATGGCTACAAATGTTGCTAAAGCTACTAACTACTGGAGAAGTAACGAAGAAAAAAGAGACAGAGTAGATAGAAAAGGTAGTGATTGGCAAGACACTTTAAAAGCTTATCAAAGAGTTGGATTGCTTGGACCGATTGAATATGGCTTAAGAGTTTCAGAAGGTTTAACATATGGACAAAATCCATTAGTAGCAGGAATTGGTGTAGGTGGTCCAGTTATAAATGATGTAATAGGAATGACATTATATAATAGAGGTTTATTAGAAACTGCTGCACGTAAACTTCCATTGACAGGCACTAAGACAGTTTTTGATAGAAACTTAGGAGACTTTATGGAAGAGTATACAGGTTTTAGAGAGCCTTATACTCCTGCACAAAAAACAGCTAAAGAATTAGATAAATTTTTTGGAAGTAAAATTAGAGAGGGAGCAAGTTTTTTAGCAGGACAAAAACAAGATACTTTATTTAAAAAGAAAGAACCAAGACTACTTAAATCTACAGGAGGTATTATACCTAAAGTAGACCCATATACAGGACAACCTTATGATGAAATTAAAACTCATAGAGTACAATACTCAGGCGGTGGACTTGCTACTAAAATGTATGAACGTAAAGGCTATAGAGAAGGTTTAAGCGTAGAAAAAGATGTACCTGATGTCGAAGCAGACCCTGCAGATAGAAGTTTAGATGGCACTACAGAGTCTTACAAAGAGATTGCAGGACTAGATAATACTCCAAAGACTCCTGAACCTGTTAGAGTGCAAAAGAATGAAGGAGATGTAGTAGAAAAACCAAATTATTTATACAATAATATGGGAAATATTGAAGCTAGATTTACAGGTTGGGCAGGTAGAACTGATGATGTTTATTATAAAAAAGGTAGAAAAGAAGGATATGGAGCTTATGATTCTCGTATAGCAGGTATAAGAGCTCCCTTAAGAGATTTTAAAACTAAATTAGAAAGATATAAAGATACTGATGACCCTGAAGCACATGCTGTTTTAGAATACTTAGGAGGAGGTAGACGTTATCCTAAAGGACACGCTAAAGAAGGAGAATTTATTTCTTTAGAAGAAAAAATGGCAATTGCTAAAAAAGAAAATGCTAATCCAGAACAGTATATTGCTGACATGAAATATTTAAGAAATAAACTAGGACCAGATAGGGGTATTATACATGCAGTTGCTATGAATGAACAAACACCTGAAGGATTAAAATATTTTTTAGAAAGTGAAGAAGACATTGATAAAGCTATTAAAACTGCTAAATATGATTATCCTTCAGACACAACTACTAAACAAATGGTTGATGATTTAACATCAGGACTTTTTAGAACGAAATAACTTGACAAAATATAAATCTACCTGTATAATACAATAACATGATACTGTATCTAGAAGACCAATTAGAAGGATGCTACCGAGAGTATCGTTTACATCAAGTAAAACAAGACATGCCCTTTATGTCTTTAGAAGATTTTAGAGATATGTTTGAGTCAATGATGGCAGTAATCTATAAGGACGAAGAATGAAAGCATTATTAAAAAATATAGTAGGAGCAGTAGCACCTACACTTGGTACTGCATTAGGTGGACCGATGGGGGGTATGGCAGCTAACATGATTGCTGATGTACTAGGAGTTCCTAACAATCCTAAGTCTATTGAAAAAGCAATGGCAGAAGCCACGCCTGAACAAATGCTTGAACTTAAAAAAGTTGAACAAGACTTTGAAGTTAAGATGAAAGAATTAGAGGTGGATGTTTTTAAACTAGAAACCGAAGATATACAAGATGCTCGTGGTAAATTTAGTAAAGATTGGACAGCACGTATTATGGGTATGGCTACAGTAGGTGGGTTTTTAGGTTATATATTTCTTATAACCCTTCAACCTCCAGAAGCCAACTCAGAGGCATTGGTCAATTTAATTTTAGGATACCTAGGTGGTTTAGCATCAGCTATTGTTAGTTTTTACTTTGGGGCATCACACAAACAAGATTAATGAAACAAACATTAAAAGATATTATAGAAGAAGGACAACAGGGTTCTCAGGATAATTGCTATAAAGGATTATTTTGGGATTTAGAAACCAGAAAATTCCTAAGATGGAATGAACTTAATAAAAAGGAGTGCAAATAAACTGAAAGCAGTGACTAGTAGTGTCTGCGTTGTATGTATTGTTGCTTGGTTTTATGTAATAGTTTCGGGATACTATTACTTTTTCTAACGACTACTAAAACTTAAGAAGAAATTTAAAGAACGCTATTGTTAGCTTCACAGGGAACTTGCATTTTAAAAATGTAAAATTATGAAAAAATTATTAGGCACAATAATTTTAAGTGTACTTAGTTTATCTATATCAACAGACCAAACAGGTGATTGTACTGCAGGTGAACAGTACTGTGAGCAAAATAGTTTAGACACTACAAATACTACAACTACCACAAATACTAATACTAACACAAATACAAACACGAATACAAATACTAATACCAATACTAATACTAACAATAATACTAACGTAAATACAAATACAAATACAAATAGTAATACAAGTGTAAATACAAATACAAATAATAATACAAGTACAAATGAAAATACAAATGTAAATACTAATACATCAACTGCTACGTCTAACAATACAAATAATAATACAAATGTTAATACATCTACTAGTAATAACAACTCAACAGTAAATCAAACAGTAAACAATACAAGTACCTCTAACAATACAAATACAAATAACAATACATCAGTTGCAACAAACACCAATAACAATACAAATGTAAATGAATCTACTTCCGAGTCCAATGTCACGACTGATAACACGAATAATAATACCAATAATAACAATTCCGTATCTGATAATACTAATAGAAATATTAACGAATCAAATTCTACCCAGACTATAAATCAAAATGTAAGAACAAAAGCTCCTCCTGCTTCTGCAATAGCACCAAGCATTATGAGTTACTCTCAAGACCTTTGTACAACAGGAGTCTCAGGAGCTTTTCAAGGGCAGATATTTGGTATCTCAGGCGGTAAAGCAGTACGTGATGAAAACTGTGAAAGGTTAAAGCTTTCTAAATATTTATATGATACAGGTATGAAAGTTGCCTCCGTCTCTATCCTTTGTCAAGACCCTAGAGTTTTCAAAGCAATGGAGATGGCAGGAACTCCATGTCCGTATCAAGGTAAGATAGGTAAAGAAGCTTCTCAGTATTGGGAAGAGAATAAAAAAGATAGACCAGACTATCTAGAACTAAAAGAAAAATACATAGCACATTGTAAGACTACAAGAAATGAAAAGGGTAAAAAGAAATCAGGAAGAACCTGTAGAAACGAGTTCTATGCCTCAAACTAAAAGTGTTGTACAGCAATTACTTGAACTTTCTACTGCCCTTACAGTTAGTATTAGTCTTCTTTTTATTTCGTTAAACTTATTTGCTACCTACATTTACGAAGGCAATCAATCCTTAATTGACCTAACAAATCAAACAGGTACTACAAATTTAAACTCAGGTGACGACCAGTTATCTGCAGCATTTAATCTAGACAATTCATTTACTTTTTATGGCACAAGCTATGATTCAGCACGTATGGCTACAAATGGCTGTCTGCATTTTGGTTTAGGCACAGGCAATATAAACTACAATAACTATTGTGGTGACTATACCCCTGACCCTCTGCCCCAGTACACTAATACAATGTTCCCATTGTGGACAGATTTAATAAGAGATAATAACTCTCAAATGCTTGCCAAGAACTTTAATGATAAAGCTGTCTTTGGTTGGTACAACATGAGAGAGTATAATCGAAGTGGTTCAGACAACAGTTTTGAAGTTGTGCTGTGGAACAACAATACTTTTGAGTATAGGTATGGTGAGTTAGATATTGTACAACATGATGTACTTATAGGTGAACAGGGCAGTACATCACAATACTACCAGTACCTTTTTCATGATGAGTGTAATACAGGTACAACAAACGTAGCAGGTACATGTACTAGTGTAGATTGGAATAACTCGTCAAGCAATACATTACTAGAAAATGGTGGTAGTTTATATGGTGTAGGCTCTGGAAATGCTACTGATTGTAGTGACCCCTTGAATGATTCTAGTTGTTCTGGATATGCAGCAGCTTATTTAACACAACAATGTGGTTTAGATTCTTTATATGATATGGCATGCCCTTTATATTGGGAAGCGTATGACGACCAACAATGTGCCGAAGACCCACAGTATGCTCCGTTTTGTGCAGGTTATCAACAAAGTCAATCTATAGCTTATTATGTAGAAGATAATTTTGATTATGGATATGAAGAAGAAGAATCCTATGAAGAATATTTATTTGAAGATGAGTGGTACGAAGAGCCTATAGAAGAATATGTATTTATTGAACCTACATATGAAGAAGAAATTTTTGTTATTATGTTTGAGGAAACGTATGAAGATGAAATATTATACTTTGAAGAAATATTTGTAGAAGAATCCTACGAAGTTTTACCAAACATAGAAGAAGAATACATTGTAAGCTTTGACAGAATAGATGAGCCTATAATATTTACACACACAAATGACCTATTAGAAATATTTGAATTTGAAATTATAAGAGAAGAATTAGAGGATGAACTTAGAAATGATGAAAGAGATGAAGAAGAATTTGCAGAAGCAATGGAAGAAATTGAAGAGTGGTTTGAAGAAGAGTTGGACGAAATACAAGAAGCTGATGAAATCATCGAGGTTACAGAAAGTCGTGAAGAACTTCTTGCCGAAGCCGAAGAAGAAATTACAGAAGAAACCAACGAAGAAAAAAGCTCAGTAAGAAGGTCAGCGTTAGCTGTTGTTGCAGGTACACTTAGAACTGCTACAAATAGTGTTAGTTCATACAGCACTTCTAACAGAGTTAATGGGTCAGGATACTCAGGTGGTGGGTCTAGTAGTTCAAGTGGCTCTACGGGGAGTTATGGAGCTTCTGGAGGTGGTTCTGGAGGAGGGATGAGTACGTCTAATTCTCCTAGTGTTTCTGAACAATTTAACTCTGCTACCACACAAACAAATCAAGTGTTATCCATGAGTGGTGGAGAGTCTGGAAGTTCTACAACTTTTAGTATTACACCTATGCCGACTGTTGGAGATTCTCCTCAAGTTATTATGGCTGACGTACAGGTACAAGACATGCAAGGTGAAATTAATACAGCAGTCTCAGGAGTTATGACAGCTTCCGAAGCTGACCAAGTAGCTGACCAGATTATAGCAAACAATATTAAAGAACAACAAGAAGAAGCCGAACAACAACAGGAAGAGACAGGAGAGTACGCAGATAGTACAACCCTCGTAGCTTACTTAGGATACGTTGCAGGTTTTGATGCCTATAGAGATGCACAGATACCAGAACAAAATACATGGTATGAGCCTAGAGCAATCTATACAGGAGTGATGTTAGATGATAACACACAGGCTTTTTATGGATTAGCAGGTGCTAGTCTGGAAACATTGGGTGACATGATAAACATGCAACCAAATTTATAACGGAGAAAGATATGGAATGGTTTGAAAATAAAACTACACAACTTATAGCTTTAGTTAGTATTGTAGCCACCCTTGCAGGGTTTGGTTACACGGGTGCTACTTATGTGAATAGATTAGAAAATCTTGAAGCAGAAATAGGTGGGATTGGAGATACAGAAGACGCACAAAAAATTATTGAAGAAAGATTTGTAGCTATAGAAACTTCTGTAACCTATTTAGAAAAACAAATAGATGGGATTGTTATTCCTGATAACAGTTCTGATATTGTTTCTCTCAAGACAGAAGTAGCCACGCTCAAAGCTGATGTAGCTACATTAAAAGACGAGAACAAAAATCCTTTAGCTAACTAAAAAACTGCATCTAGCTGAATCTCTATTTTTTTATGTAGAGGTTCTAAAGCTAGTTTAGCTTCTTGTATTGCTTTTAGAATAACTAGTCTATCTTCTTTTTGAAATCTTTGTATCTCGTTCTCAGGGAAGCTAGATAACTCTGTAACTAATTTGTTATCTGAGTCAATTACTAGCTTCCAACTAATGAGATTAGCTTCCGATGCCTTCATTATTTATCTCCGCAAAGTTTACAACATCTTGTTTGCCACGAAGTCCTGCTTTCATGTAAGAGGTTGCTCGACCTTCAAAGAAATTTTGGTGTTCGACACCCATTACTTCATCAATCCAACCCAAAGGATTTTCTCGTTGGTCATAATTTGTTTTTAATCCTAGCTGTAGTAATCTTCTATCAGCTATATATCTATTGTATGCATACATGTCTTTTTTTGTAAGACCTTCTATGTCTCCCATATCAAACACTAAGTCTAAGAACTTGTCTTCATGCTCTACCATTTCTCTACAGATTTGATATATTTCTTTCTTGAAATCATCTGTCCATATTTCGATGTTCTCTTGTATAAACTCTCTAAATAATTTAGTCATAGCTTCAACGTGCATAGACTCATCACGTATGGAGTAAGTAACTATCTGCCCCATGCCCTTCATACGTCCGAAACGTGGGAAGTTTAGTAAGATTGCAAAGCTAGAGAACAACTGTAACCCCTCTGTAAAAGCTGAGTAAACTGCAAGAGTTTTTGCTATACTACGTTTATCTTTTATAGTTGGTTTAAACTCTGTGACATACTCATGTTTCTTAGACATTTCTTCGTACTCTGCAAAAGCTTTATACTCTATCTCAGGCATACCTACTGTATCTAAAAGTAAACTATAAGCATGTTGATGTATTGATTCCATATTTGCAAAAGAACCCATCATCATTCTAGCCTCTGGCTTTCTAAACATACGCATGTATTTATCTACATATCCCGCACCAACATCTACATCCGATTGTGTAAACAATCTAAATATTTGTGTAAGTAAATTCTTTTCTATATCTGTAAGTTCTTGCCAGTCTTTAACGTCTGTGTGCAAAGGGATTGACTCAGGCATCCAATGCATTTGATTCTGTAATACATAGTAATCAAACATCCAAGGGTGGTCGAAAGGTTTGTAATAATTTCTTGTGCTGAGTAAACTCATTTTTATTCTCCGTTTTTATGACTAGCATATTGAGTTAGTAGCCATTTGTTAAATTTTCTTTTATATTCTTCTTCTGTGTAAGTGATAGAATGTGGTGCTTTGTTTTCATCACAATGGTCTAACCACATTCGTCTACAAAACTGACTAAATGAATCTTCCATTAAAACTCCTTTAGTAGTAAGTCTAACTTCTCTTGAGCATTAGCCAT